GTCGGGCGTAGCGGTTAAAACCACTTTTTCGTCAATCATTGACGACGTAGCAGATAAACTGTTACGGAACTCAGGCAAGCCTATAATTATAGAACTTCCTGAGCTCGGAGGGACTCACATAAATGTAGTTCCTATGAAGAAACCATTCTCTGAATTGGAAGGTTTCGATGATCTCAAGCACCGCGCCTCAATAGGCCGTTGGTGCGTGGGGTCAATAAAATCTGAGGGAAAGGATTCAGAATTCATGTTGAAGGCGATGACGCCCGAACTTGGATTCGTAGAATCTGTTTTCTCAAATCAGTACTCCGAAGAGGAGTTAAGAAAGAACCTTGATACGCTCATGAATATAGAAAACATGGCGGTCGAGGCAAATCTAAGGCAAGGTGAACAGACGATTGCCAAAGCAGAGGACGAATGGGGAAATATTTCCGATGAGTCTTCTGACTTGGCTTTTATCTTTCCAGCGCATCTCGAGGTTGAGCCTGTCCGTGAGGACAAGACAACTGACGAAGAATACGCTGTGTTGGTCGCGGAAAAGAAAGCGGAGGTCCAAAGGGCCCGCTCAATGCTCCGTGGCGTAACAACGTTGCAACGGAAGATCTTGGTGTCTAAAACCAAGCTTGGTATAATCCACGCTTGGCTTCAGCAAGATGCTCCTGGAATGGTAGCGCCAACGGCGCTAGGAGGCTTACCAGCGATCACGGTAACAGCTCGAAAGGCCTTTTCTAAGGCTTCAATCGTAGGCTGGACGTGGTTCCTGGACCGCTTCCGAAGAATAGCACCTAAAAACCGCAATTTTCAGCGATTTTTCTTTGTGCTTCCCCCCTCGTATCTTCTCGTCAAAGACGGTTCGATACGACCGAGACCACTTACCGATAGTGAACAAAAAGTTCTCAAATCGGAACGTGCTCCACCTTCATCGTCGCCCCAAGCCCGAAATATTTTTTTCGACTTGAAAGCTTACGCTGTTATGGTGAACAATTGGAATTATCTAAAGATGGGAGAGTTTCTCCCTCTTGGAAAGTCCAAAGTCTCGGTTGGGATAGATATCCCTGAACCTCCTCCTATGGAAGGTGCTTCTCCTGAATTGGTCGCCTGGATTAAATTAGTCCATCGAGCATTACAGGGGGTGACCGAAGCAGTAGTGCGTGCGCCAAAGGCGCCGTCTCCTGCTCGTTCTCCCGCACCTCCGTCGGAGGCAGTTCTTCAAACTGCTGCTGTTCCAGCACCGGCTCGTAAAGAGCCGGTGCCCGAACAGGTATTATTTGAAGGAGTCGAGGCTCCGCCTACCAAAGCGGCCAAAAAGGCTGTTTCGGCAGGCAAGGCCCCAACTCCTGATTCTCCTCCTCCAAAAAAGAAGAAAGAGAAGCGGCCCATTAAAGATGACAGCGATGTCGACATATGGGCTTCAGAATCGGACTCCGAGTCTATGTTCCCCTGCGAAAGCGAGGGATGCAAGTACAAGGGACGAAGTGCAAATGCACTTAGTTCCCATGTCAGAGCAAAACATAGTACCGAAGTCCAGGATGCGCCGGTAGCGCCCCCCACAGAGCAAAAAGCTCCTGAAGGGCCCCGGGAACGCACCCGCCTCTCGGAAGAACGCTTCATACAAATGAAGACGCTCTTCCCTGAGGTTCCAGTTCCGCGTTGGGCCATCACTGCTGGCATCACAGACTTCAATGAAGCCATGCGATGCATCAAGAGTGGCGGCTTAAACGCGAAGAACTTTAACGCCTGGGTAAGAAAATACCAGACGAAACCTGCGGCTAGCGTCGAACCCCTCAAAAAGAAGTGGGCTGACGTTCGCCTCAAGTATAAAGGTATTCCCCTCCTTGTTTCACCTGGAACTAAGAAGGAGAAGGCCTATAAAAAGGCTTTTGAGGAAATAAAGACAGAGCGCGATAAGCTCCCTGTCTCTTCTCAAAAGTCTTTTAATTTGCCTAAGCCGGTAAAAGGTACTCAGAAACGAGAAGCGAAGGGAAAACCCGCAACCCCGAAAAGGGGTCGCGGTCCCTCGCGCTCCGAGTCCTCTACCGGCCTGGAAGGGCTTGTAGACCTTATAAAGGTCTTTAAAGCTCTATCCTCGGCATTTGAAAAATGAGTTTGTTTCCTGATGGGCTATACGCGTCGGCTTGTTGCCAGTTATACTGGCAAGGCCTTCACGTCAGAGCCGCAGGTTTCAAACACATTACTTTAGGCCTAGCCGCCGCTAGAATCTTGAAACAACATATCTCCCTCAAGAGGAAGAAAAAGTTGCTTCAGAGGAGCGGCTGGGTCCATCATCCGAAGGTGGTCAAAGTTTTAGGTTATCCTATCTTTGACCATACTCTTTACCTCGAGCATACAGAATCCTATTGGAAAACTGTGTGCCTCAGGAGTGAGTACCTTCGGTGGAACTATAAAGTTCTTAAGTTTATAGATGATATTTACAACTCATTACGCTTAGCGTATGAGTGTCTACCCCATTCCCGCAAAAGAGCGAGACAATGGCGGAAGATACCTAAATACATCTACGAACACCCCTTAGCGGCAATCGAAGAAGCTAAATACTCCTTCGACGCGCTTAGGGCCCAAGGGTTCACGTCGGAGTCTTACGACCACAACTATAACCCTATTGGGAGACTCTTCGTCGGGCTGACGAAAATCGAGGCATTGAGAATCTCTTCGAAGCGTGCCCTACCGAAACCTTGGTTTCAGGTAGACACGTTCAAAGAGCTCTCTTCTCGTTTAGGTCAGCCCCTTTCGATAGAGCCTGAATTATCTGAAGACTTTGCGTCCTGGATAAAAACATGGGTGGAATTTAACCGCCCATATTTTCCTCGGATACAAGTGCCTCTCACCCCCGGGACTTCCGCCTGCATTGAAGTAGGACGGGCCGCCGGAGGTTTGAGAACTTTCTTCACTCTCATGATAAATTATCAAGAAGAGCGCATCAAACTCGGGATCGAAAGCAAATATGATAAAATGCTTCGATCCGAAGTTCGAGGTGCGGATATCGCAACCGGCCTTATACCCGAGTCCGTCGAAGGTAGAAAAAAAACCTTGACGGGGATATACGGTTGTTTAAATTATGCGAGGATGTTCTTAGACCATGCTGCAGGTTGTCCCAATGATGGGTCCTGCCGGCCATTTTTACATCCTCCCTGTTGTCCTTTATATATAGGAGAAAGGGGAAATAAGTATCGGATACCGACTATGACGTCGGGTTCGATATCTATTCTCGCAAGATTATTGAGATCTTACGCGTCAGCTTTTCTAGAAAGTGACCCTAGGATTCGAGCTAGTCTCGCCGGAAAGGCGAGGTTTCCTCGTCCCGCGGGCCCTACTGAAATAGTTCGGTCGCAGGATCTCACTACGGCTACAGATAACCATCATTTCAAATTTACAAGATTATTTTACTTGGAAATTGGAAAGTGGCTTTACCGATGTCCTCCTTGGTGGCAGGACGCGGTTACTGTAGTTACTGGATCATATCAAATCATCCAGTACGAAACTGTTAAAATGTTGCGTTTAAACTGGCCCGCCCTTACGGACGTCCAATATGACACACATTATCTCAAGTTCGCGGATATGTTGACCGGGTACGAGGGCAAGCCGGCGATTACAATCGCCGACATGTTCCCTGGTTCTTGGTCGAAATATGCTCCGAAAGAAACCGTTATGGTTAGTCCGACTCTCACTTTATTTATTAAAGATAGTGAGGCGGTATTAACCAGAAGAGGACAGTTGATGGGAACCAGCACAAGCTGGCCACTCCTTCCACTCTACACTCTATACGCTTTCGAGCGATCTTCGTCCGCAAGGAAAATCCTTACAAATCGGTCAGTAGTCGATTGGGACCACTACAAAAAAAATGCAGTTGGTTTCCCAGCCTTACTTACCAAATCCTTACAAAAGGGGACGGAAAAAGTATTGAAGATAACACGGCAAGTGCCGTGCAATTTCCTCAATATCGATACCACGGGTGATGACGCAGTCTTTACATGTTTTAAAGCTCAATCTCGCCGCCATACAAAGATCCTAGGATCTTTGGGCAGTCAGATTAGCCAAAGCAAAGACTGGGAACACCCAATTTACGGACTTTACACAGAGATAATTCTCCGGCGTAACAAACCTATCGGGGCAGTGCCCCTAGGTCCGTTAGCCGGTTCTCAAGGCGTAAGGCAAGTAACGTGGTATAGTCAGCCATTAGCAGTAGTTTCTAGTTGTAGACGTCTAGGCGTCGACGAACGAGAAATGATCAGGTTGCTCCGATTGTCGAAGTACTATCCAATATGGAAAGCACTCGCACAAATCGGAGCCCCGGTCAATTTTCCCTCGAAAGGTTTTCGGGGGATAGATCTACCTAAGGCTGTCACTAGGGCAAAAGTTGGGACTTTAGCAAAGGGGGTACTTTCGCAATTAAGCGAAGCCACCCTAGCTGACCTTTACGATGCATTCGGGTATAAATTTCCCGAGCCTAGTGATCTCATCTCTATCCAGGTCGAGACCAAGAGGGGTAACTTAGGTCGTGCAAGCACGATAACTAAGACCCGCCCTGGTCTTAAACAAACTTCCCTTATGGGAAATTATACGACCGAAATCAAAGAAGAGACAAATCCGGTGATGAGACAGTTAAGTCATGAAGAATACGTGGCCTTTTTAGAGGCACGTAATAGCTTCGCTCAACTGTACAAAGAACCGGTTCGTATTTTTGAGCCCT